CGGTGCCGATTGCGCTTTGTCGATGGCTACAGCGCTGATCGACGCATTCGATTCGTGCTGAGCTTCGGTCCATACCTGCCTTGCGTTGATCAGTTTCATGCTGCGAGCCCCTTCTTCAGTTCTTTGGTCTTTGCCCGGTAGTCGGCGGTCATCGCCTTCAACTCATCCACGGTGTACTTCTTGGCCTCATGCGGACCTTCCAGCCACTCAACAGCCTCGGCGCCGATACGCTTCACCAGCTCAATGCGGTAATTCACGATGTTCCCGGAAAGCCGGGTGTTGCACGGCGAGCACTGGCGGTGGCAGTTCATCGGCTCAAAGCGCAGGGCCGGATTGCTCCCCACGGTCCGGTAATGGCCGGCTTCATACTTGCCCTGGTGGTGCCGGCCGCAGCTGACGCATCGCAGCGCCGCGTCACGGGCGCGAACCCAAGCGTTGAAGGCCTGTTGAGTGTCCTTGAGGTAATCGGCCCTGCTCTTCAGCTTCTCCTTGCGGACCTTAATCTGCCGGCGCCCTACTTCTGCCAGGGCCTTCCCGGCGATAGCTCGCCCCTTCTCGGACTTGCCGTATGCGATCGCGCACTCGATCTCCCCGCACACAGCCTGCGATTCTCTGGAGCGCGTGAACATTACTCGGCACGCCGCAACCTCCTTGCCGATAGCAGCATGCTCTAGGTCTTCCCGAAGTCCACGACTGACCACTTCACGACCACTTCGCGGCGCAACCTGAACACCCTTCAGTTTCGGAATCGCCCAGGCGGTCAACGCCTTATAGATGAACAACTGAGGTGCTGGAGATTGAATGCGACTGATGAGTCGACCGATTGCAGCGACCTTGTTGGCCTTATGCGTCGAGTACTTGGCGACCAGAACATCCCACTGCACCGGGGCCAGGTGACTGTGCAGCAGCGCGTGCAGGCAGCAGTCGTAATCGAACTTGTCTCGCACCGAGATTGAGCTATCGGTGCCACCCTGGCGAAGGTCGGCATCAATCAGCTTCTGCCAGCTCTGTTTGGTGCTGTTGTCGATGTTGTCGGCGGCCAATACCCGGACCAGCGTCCCCATCACGTCCTTATATATGCCCATGACTCAATCTCCCTTGAACGACGAGCCGCCTGGCCCGCGACGGTTTGGTATCTGGTATTCATCAACGATGCAGCTTGTCGGGTTGTTGCCCCTAAACTGATCGCGCTCCCGGCGAACCATCCGGCCAAGTTGGACCACCAGGTCTTCCACCAGCAATGGCTCCAGCGTTTGCGCATGAACAAAGCCGGACGAGTGACAACCGATGCAGTCGAGCTCGTGAAGCAAACCCTTGATGAACCCCTTTCCGGCACATGACGGGCACTCTGTCATGGGTATCAAACTGCGCACTAAGGCGGGGCCATGCTGCTTTTTCATCATTTTTAAACCTCGCCTATGGTTGATTCTTGAATGACCTTGCAGCCCTTATTTTCCGTGGCTTCCAGCGGATTACCTGAATCTCCGAATCTAACGCCGGTCAACTCGTGAATCAGGGCAAAGCCACGCTGGTCTAGATGCGCATGCCACTTCTCCAGGGCTTCGCGCTTGCGGGCCATCACATCGGATTGGATGTAAACCTTCACGTTGTGGCCCATGGCGTGGTTAATCAGCAGCTCACCAATCAGGTGGTCGATACCGATGTCTGCCCAGCCTGTGCGAGCTACCTTGCGCAAGTCGTGGCTGGTCCACTCACCACCCCCAAGCTTGGCGAACACGGCGCTGGCCTGACCCTCGCTCAACGCGGTGCCATTGCGGGACGGGAACAGGAATTGACCTTCGTAGCCTCTGGCCTGCAGGACTTCGCGGTACCGGATCAACAGTTTGCGAACCTGGTCGGTCAACGGTAGGTGATGCTCGACGCCGGTCTTGGTGTTCTCGGCCGGAATGAACCACTCGCGCTCTGCAATGCTGATGTGAGACCAGCGGGCCTGGCGCGTCTCACCGATGCGGGTGCCATGGCAGAGCATCATCAATGCCAGCATGCCCTCCGATGGATAGAACATGACCACGGTAAGCAATTGATCGAGCAGTTCAGGCAACTGAACGCCGCGCAGCCGAGAAGGCTTGATCCCGACCTTGGCTTTGGAAAAGTCGCTGAACTTGATGCCGGTCATTGGATTGGAGGCGATCAGGCCCAGCTTGAACGCCTGGCGGAAGGCCAAAGCCAGCAACTGAAATACCAGCCGCACGTAGTCGATGGACAGCGCCTCCTGGAGCGGCCACATCAACTGGCTATCGAGGGCGGCCTTGTCGACGCTGGTAAGCGGCAAATCGCCCAGGCGCGGAATAAGGTGGCACTTGATCGCCGAGGCACCGGTCTTCTTGCGCTTGCTCGACAGGTTGCGGTCACGAGCCATGCGCTCTGCGTACCAAGCCAGCAGCTCACCGACTGTCCCCCACTTCGAGAGGCTGGTGCCCTCGCCCGCCTCCAAACGCAGGCGAATCGCCGGAAGCGCCGATACCACCTGCTTTGCGGTCAGGTCGGGGTAGCTGCCGATCAGATTCCATTCGCCCTTGGTGACCAAGTACCAGGACGCGCGGTCGCGGGCTTTGGTGAAGCGCAGATATAAGCCACGGTTGTCGGTGTCGCGCAGGTCGCGAACGTCGCCGGCGGCCTGCCGCTTGATCTCGGCGTCGGTGATCTTCATGGCCGCGGTGCTCACGCTGAGGCCCTCGGCCAGAGGTTCAAACCTTCTTTCTCGCCCGCGTCATAGCAGCTGCGAGCCTTGTTGTGCCGACTGTTCCAGCGCTCTACAGCAATTCCCATGACGTCCATTAGCGATAGGTCGTAACGCTTTTCGAATATTCCCAGGGTGATGGAGTCGATTCGCGGACCTTGTGCGCCGCAATCGTGGCAATTGACATACGCCTCGTAGCTAAGATTTGAGTCCTCGTCATGAGGATGGTCGTCACGAAGCATCTCTCCGGTCACCTGGTCGTAACCGTCAATGCATGGCGGGCCCTCGCAGAACGGGCATGGATTCATTTGAATTGGTCCGATCATGCGGAGATACTCGTTTGAGGTTGAAGTAGGTAGCCGCGGATCGCCTCAATGGCGTCGAAGTGCCCACGACAGACGATGGCCAGGTAACCCTGATCGGTCAGCGCCTGCAGGTAAGCGTCCTGGGCCGGGGATACGGCGGCGTCATGCGGCGCGGTCGCCTTGAACTCGATGTACAGCCCGAAGTAACCGCCGCGCGCCATGGGCAGCACCAGGTCAGGAACGCCGGCCTTCACGCCCTGTTCTTTCAGCTTGATCGCCACCAACTTGTGCCGGTGCCCACCGTTCGGGACGTGGTAAATCAGCTTCGCGGCAGCGGGATAGCGCAGGCTGATTTCCTTGATCAAGGCGGCCTGCTCCAGGCCCTCACGGTCGATGGACTTGGCGCGCACCGGCTTGGCGGTGAAGGCCTTCGGGCTGAATGGTTTCAAATCTTCACCTTCCCTTCGCTGATCAAGATGTCCTGGGTGCGCATGACACCCTCGGCGAGAAAGAGGCGGACCTCATAGCGGGTCAATTGGTTGGGTGCACGCAAGCGACCGTCGGCAACGTCATGGCAGTAACCGCAGGCCCAGGCCGCCTGGAAGTCGTTGGGTTTCATCCCCATTCCGCAGGTTCCGGCCAGCCGGTAGTGAGCCAAGACGGTAGTGGACGGTTCGCACGAACAGCCCGGAAACCGAACTTGGCATTCGCGATCGCGGGCGGCGTTTGTGAGTTTGCTCATCGCGATCCACCTGCAAGACGGGCACGTAGCTCGGCAATAGCGCCCTTCCCCACCTCGGGAGTGATTCGCCCGTCAACCTTGGCGGGCAGCGCCTTTGGCATCGCCTGCAGCGGCAAGCCATCGAGCAAGCGGCGAATGGTGATCGTGTAGTTCCGGTCGAACAGCTTCAGGCTCAGCGCGGCGTCGAGCTTGTTCAGGCTCTCGAACCCGCATTCCTTGGCCGTGTGCCAGACCGCATCGTGTGACCACTTGCCCTGCCCTGCCATTCCGGGATGCGCGTTTCGCACGGCCTCACGGTGAGCGGTGGCCAGCGGTGGTAAGCCGAGCATTTCCGGGGCTGGCTTGCACCACTCGATGAACTGCCCTGGACTCGGAATGAAATCGGAAACCTGCTTGCGCGCCTTGATCATGCCGAACTCGATCTGCCCCTGTGTGCGGATACCTTCATCAAGGAATGCCTGCATCCACTGGACCTTGGCGGCGCGGTAGGTCTCCTTGTCCGGCCATGCCTGACGCCACGCCGAACGAATCAGGCGAAGCTCAGTGAAGAGATCGTTGATCGCCACGGCCATCTGGCGGCGGCCTTCATCCTGTGGAGCCTGGACCTCATCTTTCGGGATGAACTCACCGGCTGCGGGGTTGGCCCAAAGGCCCTGGGTAACGGCGGATACCTGTTTCATCACGATTGCACCCCGTTTTGCCAGTCGGTGCTGTCGTCATCGAAGTCCGAAGCAGCTGCTGGCCTCTGGCGAATGGGCGTGACGTTGTTGGCGGCCGCTCGGTTCTTGTCGTTCAGCACCCACTTGACCAGCATCTGCACCCACTCAGCCTGAGTATTCACTTGGCCGCGCGGCTCGTAGTGAGCAGTGAATGCGCGGCGCGCCTCTTCGGTGAATAGGTCCATTGCTACACCAGAATGAACCGAGTAGGTCTTCAGCAGCTTGTCATCAGGATTCCAGTCGAGTGTCATCTCGCTGGGCATGCGAGGATCGACACGCTCATGCGCAGAGAGAGGGTTTTGATCTTCTCTTCTCTTCTCTTCTTTAGGTAACGCACCGCTAACGTTCACAGCGTTACTTTTACCGTTACTCGCTTTGTGGTTTGCCACCCGTTTTGCCGTGAGAAGCCTGTTTTTAGCGGTCTTCCCGTTGTGCCGGTCGAAATGAGGGAGGCTGATAACACCGTCGCTCTCGATCATCCAAGCGACCGATTTCATGTGCTCGCAGAAACCGGTAACGCCTACCAGACGATCCAGTAACTTTTTGCTAACGCTCGGAGCGTTACCGTTTTCAGTTTGTTGATCGAACCATCCCCACACGCGCATCAGCTTTCCGACGACGGCATCAGGGTCGATGTCGGCAAGGTCAGCAATCTGGCAGACCTCTGGCTTGTCCAAGGTGGTGAGTTCGAATTTGATCCAGTCGCCGGCCATTACAAAGCCTCCTGCATGACTGTTGCGAGATGGGTGATGCCTTTGCGGGTGACCATGACCTGCTCAACTACCTTCAGGTCTTCCTCGGCGCCCTTCCCTACCTTCACCAGCTTGTGCTCAAGCAGGCCGGCGGTGAGCCGGGGCTGATACGCAGACCAGGCCGAGAACGCAGCGCGGCGATAGATCCAGCGGTTGTCACTGAGCCACTTGAAGAGCTTCAGCGGGCCGATGCCAAGCTGCTTGGCGGCCGAGGTAATGCAAATTGAACCGTTGGTGGCGGACAAGAGCTCCAGGGCTTGAACCTTGGGAGCCTGCTGCTGGATAACCTGGTGCAACGAAGCGTTCTGCTTGGCCTGATCAGCGGCGAGTTGAAGGGCTTCGGCGAAGTTGGAAGGTATTGATACTGCGTGTCGCGACACGTTTTCGAGTTCTCCAAGACGTGTCACGACACGGTGGCGAAGCGGGATGCTGTACCCGGTCAGAAGTGTCTCGGTGAGCAGTCTGTCAAGCTGGAAGGCGGCGGTGTAACCCCGCCCGTCCTTCTGCTCCTGGAGATGGCGCAGATTTGCGCCATCCTTCGCCAGGGCGTCACGCATCACGCGGATGTCGCGGATGACATCCTTGTGTTTTTTGCCGGTGAGATCGGCGATCTCCCGGCTCGACATGGTGACGGTATTGCTTGGAGCGACGAGTGTGTTCATAATGGCCCCACAAGTTTTATTGCTGTTGAAAGGACCGCCCTGCCAGGCGGTTTTTTTATGCCTTCGATTCAGGCGGCCTTCAGCGATTCGCGCAGGATGTGCAGCGCTTCGATGGCTTCTTGAATGGCTTTCTCGCCCTGGGCTTTCTCGTGCTGGCTGATGTGGTTGTCTGCAGTGGCGTCGAAGATCAAACGTCCGACGTCACCGCACTCGGCCGACAAATGACCGAGCGCGACCATCAGGGGTTTGGCAGTCGGCTTCTCGCGCGACACCAGGTCGAAACCGAATTGATCAGCCAGTGCAAGCAAGGGACGCATGTCGCCGGTGTGCAGCAAGACCCCAAACAAATGCTCGATGGTCAGGTGGTGCGCGGCGTTGTCTGGGTTAGATCGCTGTAGCAGGCTCACATGCGCCATGCACATTTTTCCCGCCAGCTCCTCTGCCCCGCTTTCCTTGATGGTGGTGTGGCAAGCCCTCAAGAAATTTTCCATTCGTAAAACCTCAAATTTGTTTCCGTGGTAGCGGTCGCCAGGTTCGGCGATCATTCGCTCAACAGATCAATGACAAGGACGCCTTATGCAGCGGTTTTTTTTCGGCCTTCAATTGGCCGTCGGTTACAAGTTCAAGCTGGTACTGACGTAGCTCGGGGATCTCATCGCCCCACTGCCGGACTGCCTCATATGTGATGCCGAGCGCTTTGGCGAGGGGGGCGATCCCTTTGAAATGTTTAAT